TTTTTTTTTTGTTTTTCTTTTTAGGGCTGGACCCAGCCCCTTTGATTTGTTGTGATTCTTTTTTGACATCATTTTGATCAACGACTTTTCCTCGGTTCTCACCAAGGAATCCAGGGACCTGACTAACTCTCTCTTTAAGTCTTTCGACTTCGTCGAGCCACTTATTGATTGAGCTAATTTGGTTCCTGGCATCATCTCTGATCCATTTTGATTCATCATGTAAATTTCCTGTTCGCGCTTGCGCTCCTGTGATAAGTCTCGGGAGCTCGGCACTATTCTGCTGAAGACCGGTTCCACTAAATCCAGCCACTTTTCCATCAGCTTGCTGCCCACTGCTAATGGGTAGTTCGCTAATTTTGAAATCGCCGTTTTTAATGTACTTTCGGTCAAGTACTTCCGATACAAAGGGTTTTTCTGGTTCCTTTGGTCTAATATATTCACATACTGCTGTACCGTCGTCATTATAATCAAATTCAGAGGGCTCAAATCCTTTCGTATCCGAAAGGCCTTCTTTACCCGTCCAAAATGAGACTATAAATTCATCAGAAAAATACAACTGGCCACTAGGCGCAGGAATAATCCTTGCAAGTCTCCTCGCAAAATCATTCGCACGCATATTACCAGCCGCATTCAACAACAACGACTGTATCGCACCAAATAAAATATAATCATCATTCTTAGCATATACTAAATTCATCACAGATTTGGTCCATCTCGAAAAAGACACACCACACCTGCTATCGTCAAATACAAAACCAAGAAACGATAAACCATTAAGTTCCTTAGAATCCTTAATATCATCTTCAGTAATTGAAATCCCGAACTGGGTCAATCTACGGACAGTATCCGACTTACTCCGAAACGGCGCATTACTGCCATCCAAAGAGTCATCACCATACTTATTCATGTACTGCCCCGTCATATAAAACCATTGATAAAACGCACTATCACTAGGCACCTCATCAAAAGCCGCATACACCGTTGCACAAACATTATAAGTTCCATTAATCTCACCAGTCCATTGGTTACCACTAGAATTAAAACGTGCGGTTTTTGACCGCAAAATCCTATCATCTAATCGCCACAACTTTTCACCGCTCACCATCTCTTTAACAGCATTAAAACAGCGTCGAGTCCGAGCATCATCAAGATCAAAACCATATATATCAGACATAATTTCAACACAAACATCCTGAACTGACCCAATCTGAGTCAAATCAAAATGTCCATAATCCATTTCTCTTTTATAACGCAAACTTTGCAGCCTGCGCCGTAACATCTGCATCCCTCCTCGGGACACAGTCATTCCGATACGATTCCATCCATCATAACATCCTTCCTTAACACCATTAAAACCTGCCGATAACATAACCTGCATTAATATTTGCACCAAATTGGCACATATAACCATACGGGTCCGTCCTTCCAAGATTTTCTTTCGTTTTATAAACTCAGGTTTAGGGCTAACATCACCCAACTCAATGGGCATAGTTGTTCCGACCTCACGGCCTTCACAAATATCCTCGATAGCAC